ATAACGAATACACAAGAAAAGAAAAGCCATGTTTTCTGTCAAACGGAGAATTTTGCGACAAAGAAGATAAAAACTGTGGCAGATGCATAGCAGAAGAGATAGCTATTTGGAAACGTGTTGAAAGGGAGGAAATTAATAATGCCAGTAAAAATTAATAGTTTAGAATTTGAAAACGTAAAAATGATTAAAGCAGTAGCACTCACGCCGGCTGCAAGTGGCCTAACAGTAATCGGTGGTAAGAACGGCCAGGGTAAAACATCGGTGCTTGATACACTTGCGTGGGTACTTGGCGGCGAGTCGTACAAACCGTCAGAGGCTACAAGACAGGGATCGGTAATTCCACCAGATTTAAAAGTTGAGTTGTCAAACGGCTTAATCGTAGAGAGAAAGGGTAAGAACAGCACTTTGAAGGTGACGGATCCTTCCGGAACAAAAGGCGGTCAGCAGATACTAAATCAGTTTGTTGAACAGCTTGCAATAAACCTTCCGAAGTTTTTGAATCAAACAAGCAGAGAAAAGGCAAGTACGCTCCTGAGAATCATTGGAGTTGGGGACAAGCTTTTTGAGTTGGAGAACAAAGAAAAGTCAATATATGACCAGAGAACAGCAATAGGCAGAATTGCAGATCAGAAGAAAAAGTTTGCCGCCGAAATGATTACATATGAGGGTGTGCCCCTTGAACCGTTATCAGCCGCAGAACTTATAACGCAGCAACAGGCAATACTTGCAAAGAACGGAGAAAATCAGCGTAAGCGTGACAATGTTTATTCTCTGCAGGCTGAAAGAAACAGACTTGCTGAAAAAGTAAACACTCTCACTGAAGAACTTAAGAAATACACTGAGCTTCTTGGGAAAGCGTGTGAAGATTTTGAAATAGCTTCTAAGTCTGCTGAACAGCTTCAGGACGAAAGCACAGAGGAACTTCAAAAGAACATTGCTGACATTGATGCAATCAATATAAAAGTACGTGCTAATCTCGACAAGGAAAAGGCTGAAATTGATGCAGAAGGATATAAGAAACAGTATGACACAATGTCAGGAGAAATTGAACAGCTCAGAGAACAAAAGATGAGTCTGTTAAAGAGTGCAAACCTTCCGTTACCGGGGCTGTCGGTAGAAGATGGAGAACTTACGTATAACGGGTTCAAGTGGGATGCAATGAGCGGTGCAGATCAGCTTAAAGTATCAACAGCAATAGTTCGCAAGCTCAATCCTGAATGTGGATTTGTGCTCCTTGACAAGCTTGAGCAGATGGACGTTGATACGCTGAATGAATTTGGCGCATGGCTTGAAGCTGAAGGGCTCCAGGCAATAGCAACAAGAGTAAGTACAGGTGATGAATGCAGCATAATCATTGAAGATGGATATGTAGCAGGAGAAAAAGCAATACCGGCTACAGAAGAAACACCAGTAACAAAAACATGGAAGGCAGGAGAATTTTAATGAACATTACATCAGGAAAAATGAATAAGGCAAAAAAGGTTGTAATTTATGGAGTAGAGGGTATAGGAAAATCTTCATTTGCGGCAATGTTCCCGAATCCGATTTTTAGCGACGTTGAAGGGTCTACAACGGAACTTGACGTACAGAGATTTGACAAGCCGACAAGCCTTGAAATGCTTATGCAGCAGATAGCATATGTAAGAGATAACAGGCCATGCCAATCATATGTAATAGATACTTTTGATTGGGCAGAAAAACTTTGTATACAGGCTGTGTGTGCAGAGAAAAACGTATCAGGAATAGAAGACATAGGATACAGCAAAGGCTACTCTTACGTATACGAAAAGGAAGGTAAAATACTTAACGCACTAGACGAACTGATAGCGGTCGGAATAAATGTTGTACTTACTGCACACGCTGCTATCAGGAAGTTTGAACAGCCGGACGAAATGGGGGCTTATGACAGATGGGAACTTAAATTGATAAACTCGCCAAAGTGCAACTGCTGTGGGATGGTCAAGGAATGGGCGGACATGTTATTGTTTGCAAACTACAAAACAATTTCGGTTGCTACAGATGATAAAGGCAAGAAGTGCAAAGCACAGGGCGGTATTAGGACAATGTTTACATCACATCATCCTTGTTGGGATGCCAAGAACAGACAGGGTATGCCTCCGGAAGTATCTTTTGATTACAACTCAATAGCACAGTTTTTCAATGTGCAGACTCCACCACCTATACAGCAGCCGGTGCAGCAACCGGTACAACAACAGCAAGCGACGGCAGTTAAACAAGCAACACCGACAGTACAGCAGACTCCGCCTACTACTACGCCGCCTCCTGCTTCCGATGTTCCCGATGTTCCCGATATGGCCGGATTTGTAGACATTCCGACAGAAATTAAGATCCCGGAAAACATTCCGCAGTCACTTAAAGATTTAATGAATCAGAGCAAAGTATCGGAGGAAGAAATCAGATTTGTTGTATCGCAGAAGGGTTATTTTCCTGAAGATACTCCGATTACAAACTATCCTCCTGAATTTATCAGCGGATGCCTTGTTGCTGCGTGGGGCGCAGTGTTCGGCATGATTCAGGAAAACAGAAAAGTACCATTTATTTAAAAATTATTAATAAGGAGAAATTACAATGGATAATTTTGTTGAATTAGGTTGGGACGACGAAATAAGCAACGAGGGAACAGACTTTGTTCTGTTTCCTGAGGGAGATTACGATTTCACGGTTTCAAAGGTAGAGAGAGCAAGACACGCAGGTTCTGGAAAGGTTCCTGCTTGTAACATGGCTAAAGTTACTTTTACAATCTGGGGAGCAGGGGGTAAGATGGATATTACAGAAAATTATTTTTTGTGCAACAAATTTGAATGGAAGTTGTCGGCGTTATTCCTTGCAACTGGCTTGAAAAAACACGGCGAACCACTAAAAATGCAGTGGGGAGCGATTACAGGAGCAAGAGGAAAATGCCATGTCTACATAGACAACTATAAAAAGAAAGATGGTTCTGATGGTCAGAGCAACAAGATCAAGAAGCTGTATGCATATGATGAAGCTGCAAAGATTACTACAATACAGCCAGTACAGCAGGCACAGCCTCAGTATACAGCACCACCGCAGGGAGGATGGACTCCGGGCAATTTCTAAAAAGGGTACACAAAGGAGCGTTATAAATGGAATTAAGGCCATACCAACAAAAAGCAAAAGCGGCCGTATTCAAGGAGTGGGACACAGGCAACGGAAAAACGTTGCTTGTACTTCCTACCGGATGCGGCAAGACAATCGTATTTGCAAAGATAACAGAAGAACTTGTAAGGCGTGGAAAACGAGTTTTAATTCTTGCACACAGGGGTGAACTACTTGAACAGGCGGCTGACAAAATCGCAAAGTCAACAGGACTACAGTGTGCAACAGAAAAGGCAGAGGAAAGCTGTATAGGATCTTGGTTCAGAATAGTTGTAGGGTCTGTCCAGACACTACAGAGGCCGAAACGACTTGCACAATTCTCTAAAGATTACTTTGACAATATTATAATTGATGAGGCACATCACGTTATTTCAGGAGGATACCAGGCAGTACTTGAACACTTTAGCGGTGCCGAAGTTCTTGGTGTTACAGCTACACCAGACCGTGGTGATATGAAAAACTTAGGCACAGTATTTGACAGCCTGGCGTATGAGTATACACTTCCAAAAGCGATTAAAGAAGGATTTTTAGTGCCAATTAAAGCACTTACAATCCCTTTAAAGCTCGACTTGTCAGGGGTAGGGACTCAGGCCGGAGATTTTAAAGTATCAGACATTGACACGGCACTGGATCCATACTTGTACCAGATAGCAGATGAAATGATGAACTACTGCAAAGGCCGAAAAACAGTTATATTCCTTCCGCTGATAAAAACTTCACAGAAATTTTGCTCAATACTTAATGGCAAAGGATTCAAAGCTGCAGAGGTAAACGGAGGCAGTGAGGACAGGACACAGGTGCTTAGTGACTTTGACAAGGGTAAATATAATGTGCTTTGTAATTCAATGCTATTAACTGAGGGATGGGATTGTCCGTCGGTCAATTGTGTAATAGTTTTAAGGCCTACGAAAGTGAGAGGCTTATACAGTCAGATGGTGGGGCGTGGTACCCGACTATCACCAGATACAGGGAAAACAGATTTATTGTTGCTTGACTTTTTGTGGCATACAGAACGAATGGAGTTATGCAGACCGGCACACTTAATCTGTGAGAATCCTGAAGTAGCTAAGAAAATGACTGAGAACCTTGAAAAAGAACCGGGTGCAGCTGTCGATATTGAAGAAGCTGAAAAGGCGGCCGCAGAAGATGTTGTCTCTCAGAGAGAAGAAGCACTTGCAAAGACTCTTTCAGAAATGAAAAAGAGGAAAAGAAAGCTTGTTGATCCTCTGCAATTTGAAATGTCAATACAGGCCGAAGACTTGACTTCATATGTTCCGGCGTTCGGATGGGAAGCCGCACCACCAACAGACAAGCAAAAAGAAAAACTTGAAAAGCTCGGTATTTTACCTG